GTCAAGTTGTTGGTCGCATTGTGCCATTAATCTTTCCACACGCTCTTTGCTGGCGGGTGCAATGTTGGCATTGCTCACCACTCCAAAACCGTTTTGAGTTTGAATCAAATCAACAAATGGTATTGCACTTTTGTAGGCTTTGTAGGCAATGATATTGCGAAGTTCATCTTGCAATGAATTGGTATCGGAGGTAATTCCTTCAATATAATTGTACAAATCAACTCCTGTCAAGGTGGATTTTGTATGCCTATCTGCTGCTTTTACAAATGGTTCGATGGCTGCCCATTCAGTACCTTGTGCAGTAGGAATGGACAAAAGAAAATCGGTTAAATTGTTGATTATCATAATGAAGCCCCTAACCCCTAAAGGGGAACTTAAGTTAGTATTGATTTATTGCTTTTTTTTCGTAGAAAATATGTCTGGAAGCTCCTTTAGGGGTTTGGGGCTTCTGTCGTTCTTATTTGAGCACTGGTATTTTTGTCTAAGGTAGTGAGTTGCATAAACGGAATATCAAATTCGACATCCCAATTGTTGTAGTTTTTGATTACAAAATAGGGTTCCAACACGATGTCTTTACTGCCCTTTTCCAATGCCTGTTTCATGGTAAAAATCTCCCGGACATTGCTTCCACTCATATTGCTGCTACTTTTCCCGGGTGTTGCGCCAATAGACGAAGGATGTACGCCCATTGAATAACAAGCCGTTGAGCTGGCTTCTTCCATGTCTTGAATCCAGTCTCCACCTTCTTTGTCTTTGTTTACGATTGTAATACGGACAAATGATTGTTCTTTGCCTAATGGGTCGATATAAAAGCCAGAAAACCAAACTTTTCCGGCATTTACCATTCCGGTGAGAAAGGATTTTATATTCTCTTTTTCGAGTGTAATCCTTGCTTTCTGTTTTGCTTCGTCCGTTATTTTCTCACTCTCGAAAAGCATTCCCCAATACTTGTCGTTTATTTCCACTTGGTATTTTACAACTAATCCGTTAGTGAATTTTGCTTTTTTACCTGCCGGAATAAGTTGTTTGATATCATACCAACCACTATTGAAAATGGACCAATAGTACGGAAATGGGTAATATTTATTGCCCGGAATTGGAATGACATTCATCATGGCAAACTTTCGGGTTGTCGTTGCCGATTGCGTTTTGCCATCGTCATTTGGTAATTTGCCCATCCGTACCATTAGGTCGCCCAATGGATCGGATATGTCCAACAGTTCTATTTCTTCCCGTTTGTCGGGTGTTGGTGCTCCGGTTTCCCAATTCGCAAATATGATGTGTTCAATTTTTCCATTGAGCGGGTTGCAAGTCTCAAAACGACAATACAATGCATCTTTGTGTCTCAGCTTTACAATTTTACTGCCATCGCCACTTAATATCAGTACTGAAATGCTGAAGTAAAAGTGTTTCATATCTGTGTGCTGTTCAAACAGATATTTACTGGAACGGTTGTACTTGAAAAAGTCAAGTATTTCGGTTTCAGTAATCGGCGATTTGTCTGACTTTAGCATGGTGAGTCCATTGGAATAGGCAGACTGGATATTGAAAAACATATTGCTCGACATTACTTCATCGTTCCGCATAAGACGAAGTATCTCGTTGGGTCTCAGGTTGTCGTCACCCCACGGCACGTATCCGCGCAATGCTCCGGGCGTAGGCAATGCCATAGGAACTAAATTATCGGTATCGAAAATTTGTGTTCCTTCATTCATTTTGTCAATCGCTACACGACTTGCCTTTCCTATCGGAATTTCAAAAACATTGATTTCTCTGCTCATAGTTAGATATAAATTTCTTCGTCATTGATTTCAAACAGGCAAACTATGCGTATTCTTCGCATTTGTCGGCTTTCGGTAAAAAGCAGGTTTGCAGTATTTCGGGCAAAATTGCTTGAACTACATACCACGTCATTGTATACCAATATCTCACCATTCTTTTTCCACACTTTACAGGAAAAGGGTGTTTTGTTATTCTGCAATATTTTGCGGACTGCGTTGATGTGTATCATTATTGAAAAGTTTTGTCAAATACTGCATCAAAAATGCCAACATGTTTACTTATAAACATGAAATTTTTATTTTTGGCTACCTGATAGCTGAATGTAAACGACTGTAAAACATTGGCTTCCGTATCTGTTTTGCTCACTTTTGTAAGTGTAATTTGAGCATTGCTATTGCTACTCACTAATGCCACGGAATAGCTCCTTACAAAGTCATCAGCCCATTCCATTTCGTTCTCTATTAAAAACCCGCTATTACAGGTTTGTTCGCTCTTAAAATCTTGTGTTAGCTTTCTGTAGTGGTTGTCGATATTGCCCAAATTATATTCAGCAGTTTTTTCGGTGGTTTTCAGTCCGGTGGCCGTAAACGTTTCCAGCGTTCCAAAGGCATTGAGGAAAAGAAAATTAGCTGTATCCCGGTAAGGCGTTGTATCCACCAAATAAGTATAGGCATTGCATAAAGTTCCGGAGTCGCCATTGCTGGTAGCCGACACCCACACTTGATAGTTCAAAACTTCTGTGGTGTTGGGTAGTCCTAATTGTTTGAGGACATATATCAAGGAAGTATTGAGAGTAGCTATTAGATGGCTGTGAGTTGTGTTAGGCGCGCGTCCAAACAGGGTCAAATTGCCTTGCTGTTCTGTGATTATTCCATTAGTGATGTAGGTAATCTTAGCCACCAGATAAAGATAATTATCTGTGTCTTTCTGTAGATACGATACTGTTTCTTTACGATCCAGAGCCGTTTTCTTTATTCCAAGACATCGGGTAAGGAAATTACGAGCTGCCCAACTTGAATCATTCAAATTACCCAAATCCACGTCACATTTACAAGTAATGAAATTGCCTACATACACAGTGGCTACTTCCGTGAATTTGAATTCAATAATAGGTGTTCCGTTCCAAAGGTAACTTACCACATCGGCTCTGCCCACTGTTGCCGTGCTGTCGAGGAATTTCTCTATGATTTCGCCAAGGTTTCTAACACGGATTATTCCATTCGTGTCCCATGTGTAATGTTCTTCCAACACCAATACCCCTCTCACTTTCAATGCAAATGAAAGTCCTTCAGTTGCAACATCTTTGATGCAAATAATATCGGGTATAGAATTATGAAGGTAGAGTTGCCACTCTGCAGGGCGTTGAGAATATTGCATAAAAAAAGCCTTTGAGATTATTTGCAATGCAAATGAACTTCAAAGGCTATGGATAAAAAAAGACAAAAAAAATCTTGAACGTGTTATCTTATTCTCGCTCTTATTGTGCTTTAGAATTGGAACTTTCGATCCTTAACTTAGGTAAAAGGTCTATGTTAAATGGATAAATTTGTTTATAGATGCCCTGTTCGGTATATCCTAATTTAACTTCATGCCCCAAACCACTCAAAAAAATTATATTATTGTCCTTTTTCGAATATGAAAATTTTGGGCTTATAACTTTTTTGCCACTTTCAGCCATAACAATGTAAACGCCAAACCATTCCGGTCCATTGGGAAACTCATATTCCTGGAATAATGCAGGCCGTGAATGATATCGTGAACTTGTAGTTGTTCGTTGTTTTAATTGCAGGCGGAATGGTTCAATCTTATTTAAATTGAGTTGAAAGGGAAAGATATGTAATTCATACCCATAAGCTTCCAGTACAATTTCTTCATCAGTAATTTTCTTTTCCTTCCAGTTATTTGAAATGCCAACACCAAACAAGCACATTGTTTCTTTTACCTGACTTAGGTCATTTCTCCATTGAGTAATGTGCCACATGGTAGGAAGGCGGTTATAAACGCAAAGCGTTGAACCTGCAATTTGGTTGGTATATCCGTTGTTTGGTGTATAGGTACCCGGCAAAAACAAAGTGGCCCTTTCATTTTCGTTTTTCCCCACAGATGCTATGCAATGGATCTGTTGCCAAAAGTAACTGCCGCCGCTCATACTGCCCATTGCTGCGTTTTTAAGCTGGTACGACTTGAAAACAAAGGGCCAGATACCTGCTTTGCCAACAACTTCAAACGGATAAGTTCTATTGGAATTAATCATTTCGGCCTGTTTCGGTGGTACATATCCTGGCATAGACTCTTTAAGAAAAGCTACCCGAACGTCTCCTGTTTTCTGGAATGCTCTGTAGTCCCTTCCCATTCCTACAACGGGTAATTTGAGTAAAGGATGGTTAACCGCAGACTCTTGTAAATAAACGTAATCCATCATTTCCTTTGATTCGCGTTTCATGCGTTCGTCCAAAGCAAAGTTATGAATATCGAAAAGAGCCTTGAAAATAACATCATCATAAGATGAGGATAGAAACTCATCAATGCCGTAAAACTTAAAATGGTTATACAAACGTATCCATTGAGTGTTGGCCATCCGTTTAAGACGGGCATCATTAAAACGTTCTGAAGCAACGGTAAGCACCTCTACATACATTGTAAAAACATTGCTGTAAGCTACGCATTCGCGACCAAGTTCAAATATCTCTTCGTCCCAGCGCCTTTCTGCAGCCTGTACAAGCCTTTTGCACGAAAGGAGATACGCAGCTCTTGTGTCGAACGACATTTTTCCCTGCAAATCCCATAAGTCGACCAACATGGCATGGGCATGAAATAACGGGACGTTTTTATCGCCAATCGTAAGGTCCTTTGCCTTTCCCCAAGCCCATAGTCCGTAATCGCCTGATTCGAAATCCGTAACCTGATTTGATGTTACAACTTTCAATATCATGTCGGCTTTTTCGCATTGATTGTCCTTATAAAGCATTACAGCGTAATCTAATGATCTTCCATAATTGCGAGGTATCAGCTTGCTAACGGAATCATAGGAAGCGTTGAACTCTGCCATCCTATTTTTGGTAGGTGCCGTTTGTGCTGAAACGGATATTGAAAAAATAGAAACTATTGATAGTAAGAAAATCAATTTCATCTGTTTGTAATTTGTTTTTGTTCGTTTCATTGCATTATTTTGTTTTTATGTTTAGCATTTTGTCAATTTCAATGGCTGCAAAAATTATAGGGAACAAACCATGTGTGTCGTTGTCACAAACTGGTCTTTTCAGATAATCATTAAGGTCTGTTGAACACATTGTTCCAATACATATATTCCTAACTGTACCATCTGCTTCGATTTGGCTTTCAATACCTTTCCATGCATTCATTAAAGGCTGTTGATATTTTGATTTTTGAAGCCAGCCTTTATTGATCCCGGTCGCAATGCAGGCTGCAAAAATTGCGGATCCGGATGTTTCGAGGTACGACTTAGGTTCATTCACCACATTGTGCCAAAGCCCGCTTGCATCC